TACTTAGATGCTACTAGCTCTGTTCAGACCCAATTAGACACTAAGATTTCTACTACTGACTCTGATAGCGCAGATGCTGCTATAGAAGCTAGAAGAGCTGCTAACGTAACTTTACAAGATACAGCTACTGCTGCTGTAGAGACTAGAAGAGCAGCTAACATAACAGGTGCTATATCTACAGTAACAACTAGTGATTTAGGAACTGCTAAAGCTTTAGTATCTGACGGTTCTGGTAAAATAGCTGTCTCTACTGTTAGTACTACTACTTTACAGTTCTTAGACGCTACTAGCTCAGTACAGACTCAAATAGATCAAAAAGCTCCTTTAGCTTCTCCTACTTTCTCAGGAATAGTAACTGCGGGTCACGATTTAGTAGTTACAGGTAACTTAACAGTCAATGGTGACACTACAACTGTTAACTCTGAGAATAAGATAATACAAGATAGATTTATAATGCTTGCTAATGCTGTTTCAGGTGCTCCTAGCGGCGATGTAGGTATATTTTTAAATCGAGGTACTTCAGGTAATGCGGCTATATATTATGATGAATCTGCTAAATCTTTCACTTTATCGGAGACTAGAGATCCTGATAGTAATACAGTTATCTCTCCTACAGGGGCTGCTAACTTAGCTGTAGGAGCCTTTAGTGCCTCTACTATATCTTATAACGGTGCTGATTTAAATACCGCTATAACAGACAATGTAAGCACTTTAACTACTGAAGCTACTGCTATAGAAACTAGAAGAGCTGCTAACATAGCTGGGGCTGTATCTACTATTACTACAGATAATCTAGCAGCGTCAAAAGCTTTAGTATCAGATGGGTCAGGTAAAGTAGCTGCTTCTAGCGTTACTAGTACTGTTTTAGGTTACTTAGATGCTACTAGCTCTGTTCAGACCCAATTAGACACTAAGATTTCTACTACTGACTCTAACAGTGGAGATGCTGCTGTAGAAACTAGAAGAGCAGCTAACATAGCTGGAGCTGTTTCCACTATTACTACTGGTAATCTAACAACGTCAAGAGCTCTAGTATCAGACGGTTCTGGAAAAGTAGCAGTATCTGCGGTTACCAGCACTGAAATAGGGTATTTAGATGGAGTTACTAGCGCTATTCAAACGCAGATCAATTCTAAGCAAGATAGCTTAGCCGGGGCTACTTTAGATCTAGGCACGCTTTAAGTAGCTTGACTATATATTTTTAATATGGTATAAGGAATAGTATGACACAAAAAGTTTCGGCATATATGGGAGGTCTAGGAATAGATGCTACCGATAAAGTAGAAGTACAGGCTAACGCTACTGTTACTATAGGTAACGGTACTAGTACAGGTAACGTAGTAGTAGGTGGTGATATAGTAGTTGGAGGTACTTTTGACCTTGGATCACTATCATAGACTAACAATTTTTAAGGAGTAAGTAATGGCTACACAGCTACAATTTAGAAGAGGCACTACAGCCCAAAATAATGCATTTACAGGTGCAGCCGGTGAGATATCTATCGACACTGATTCTAAGGGCATTAGAATACACGACGGTGCGACTGCTGGTGGTTATGAATTAATTCCTGCAGGCACTATAGTTGCATATGGAGCAAGCTCCGCTCCTACTGGATGGTTACTGTGTGATAACTCTGCAGTTTCTAGAACTACTTATGCTAGGTTATTTGCTGTTATAGGCACAAACTTTGGGGCAGGTAATGGTTCTACAACCTTTAATGTTCCTGAATTAAGAGATAGACTTCCTTTAGGTAAAGGTACCAACAATACTACTTTAGGAGCAACAGGATCTGCCGCCGCTGCTAGTGGTACATTAACTTCTTCTACTATAAGTGGTGTACAGACGGGCACTTCTAACACAGGCACTTCTAATACTGGTACAGGCACTACAGGAAACTCTACCGCTACTATACCTGCTGCCACGTACAACACGGGCACAGGTACTACAGGTACAGGTAACACCGGTACAGGTAACACCGGTACAGGTAATACAGGTACAAGTACTTCGGGAGGCTCTACTGCTACTATACCTGCTGCCACGTACAACACGGGTACGAGTACTACAGGTACAGCTAATACAGGAAACTCTACTGCTACTATACCTGTTTCTACCTATAATACGGGTACAGGCACTACAGGATCATCTAATACAGGAAACTCTATCGCTACTATACCTGCTTCTACCTATAGTACAGGTACAGGCACTACAGGATCAGCTACTCAAACTATAACTGTAGGCACTACTAACGTTGCTGCTTCTGCAAAAGATTCGTCATTAACTGCCGTAGTCAACTCTGTTAATACCGCTGCTCACTCACACTCTGTTCCTGCTTTAAGTATACCTACTATGAATACTGGCAATCATAGTCACTCGGTACCAGGATTAAGTATCCCTGCTTTAAGTATACCTGCTATGACTACTGGTAACCATAGCCACTCCGTACCAGGGTTAAGTATTCCTGCTTTAACTATACCTACTATGACTACTGGTAGCCATACCCACTCCGTACCATCCTTAAGCGTTCCTGCTTTAAGCGTACCCTCTCTAAGTGTGCCGGGACTAAGCGTACCCGCCTTAAGTATTCCTACTATGACTACTGGTAATCATAGCCATTCAGTACCAGCTTTAAGCGTTCCTGCTTTAAGTATACCTGCGCTAACTGTAAACGATCATACTGCTAGTACTGCTCTTCCTTATGAAATTACTAATTACATAATTAAGACTTAAAATGGAAAATAGTAATAGGGAGCTGGATCAAGTAAGATCTGAATTAGATATATTGCATGAAAGAAGTAGTAGAAATAAAACAGAAATTTCTGCTCATGAAGCTGTGTGTGAATTAAGGTATGAACATATATCTAAATCCCTAGATGAGATGAGTGCTGCTATAACTGACCTAGCTAAATCTGTGCAAGATTTACAAGATTTAGCTACTCAAGGAAAAAGTTCCCTTAGTACTTTATTATGGGTTGGCGGTGCTATAGCTGGTATAACTGGTTACTTTTTATTAGTATCGGACTTATTTTATAAATGAGCTATTTTAGACTACCTATTGATAAATTATTAGCTAAACTGCCTGTCCCTACAGAATTTAATGAATCTCAACAAGCTATGATAGACGGTCTCAATGAGAACCGTTTTTTTGTTCATATAGCGGGGCGTCGTACTGGTAAATCTTACGGAGCTGCTATTCTTGCTTTTGCTAAATTACTTGAGCCTGGGCAACAAGTTATGGTAGTAGCTCCAAATTTTTCTCTATCATCTATTATATGGGACTATGTTACTGATTTAATCAAGCAAATGGATATTGAGGTAGATAAATTTAACCAAAAAGATAAAGTAGTAAAATTAATTAACGGTTCTATATTTAGGTTACTTTCAGCTAATAACCGAGATTCGTTAGTAGGTCGTGCTGCTAACTTACTCATAGTAGACGAAGCCGCCATTATTCCTAATGACGAGTACTTTACAAGAGATTTAAGGCCCGCACTATCTACCTTTAAGAATTCTAGATGTTTATGGATCTCTACTCCACGAGGTAAGGGTAATTATTTATATAATTATTTTTTAAGAGGAGATGACACAGAGTTCGATGACTGGGGTTCTGCTAAATTTACTTGGAGAGCTAACCCTATGCTTTCCGAAAAAGATGTAGAAGAAGCTAGAAAGTCTATGACTAAAGCTTTATATCAACAAGAGTACGAATGTGAATGGACTACTACTGAGTCTCAGATATTTGATGCTATAGATGAAGAAAAACATTTATTAAATACTAAAGATATGGTATTTTCAGAAGTTATTGCCGGACTTGATGTCGGTTATAGAGATGAGAATGTTTTCGTAGTTATAGGTTGTACTAGAGACGATCAGTATGTTATATTAGATGAGTACATATCTAAAGAATCTACTACTTCTGAGTTAGCTGGGGTCATTAGGGAGAAGATAGATAGTTGGGGAATAGAAAGTATATACATAGATTCTGCCGCTCAACAAGTAAAAGCTGATTTTGCTTATGATTATGATATATATTGTGAGAATGCTATTAAATCTGTTAATGATGGTATTAGTTTTGTTCAGTCTTTGATAGAAAATGATAATCTATACTTTTGCGATGAACATAGTACCCATACTTTTTCTGCTATGGCTGCATATGCCTGGAACCCAAATACCGATATACCAAAACCAGTACACAATTGGGCTTCTCACCCTTGTGATGCTGTTAGGTATGCACTTTATACTCACCATAAAACTAATGGTGTATCTATTTATGCTTAGAGTTATAGTACTGAATTATAAAAGACCTGATAACGTTAATAAAATAA